AGTTGCTATCTTATTTTCTTTTTCTTTATCTTTTTTCTTTTTTCCCTGGAATGCATAAGGTGTTTTAGGTGGACCTTCTCCACCATCAATTGCACCTGTTACAGAAGCTTCGTGTAATTTTAACTCCTGCCTGATAACTTCTCTAATAAATTTTCTTAAAAGTTCAACTTTTGTGGACATTTTCAAGCTCCTTGACAAGTTCATAATATCTCATTAAAGTTAAAACCTGTTTTTCATTAACAAGTTTACCTCTTGTTAAATTACTTATCTGATTAATCGCTTCGGTTAATTTTATTTTAGTAACTTGATCAGTTACTTTTGGTAAATTAACTTTTAATTCTGTTTCAAGCTTTTGTGCTTCTTCATCAACAAAGTCACGTAAAGAATTTGTATTACTAACATTATTAATATAATTTTTTAATAGATTTTTTTGTGCTTCATTTAATGTCTTGTATTTTTGATTAAATTTATCTACAAGAATTTCGTACGCCAGTAACCTTAAATCTTTATCTGATTTATTATATTCTTTTAAAACTTTTTCTTTAGCTTCTTTAGAACTAACTTTCTTACTTGTAATATGTTCTAAAATAGTAAATTTAGAATCTATAACAGCTTCTGGATTAAAAATTATAGGAGTACTTTCAACTAAAAATATATTATATACTGAAGCTAATAGTCTATAGTTAGTAATACGGCCGTTAAAAAAATCACTTGCGTTATAATTTTCTTTTATTTCTTTGATTAAGTTATATTTTTCACGACGAAGTTTAGAATTACTTAATCTCTGTCTTGATTCTAAGACAGCATCAAGTAATTGACTTGCTCTATTCTCAGATTCGTAATGTTTTTCTAAAAGTAAACGGTATAATTGGAGTTCTTTTCCAAGTTCACTATTTTCATTAAAGTATTTTTTTACTATCTTTACTGATTTTGTACTTTTACCGGCCAATACGTCTGCCGTTATCTGTCTTGTTAATAATTCAAAAAGAATACCTGTATTCTTTATCTTTGAATGTTTTAGTTTTCGAGCCATTATCCATTACTCCACTGTTTATAGTACGTCATAAATAAATATAAAGTTACACAATAATTAGTCAGTTGATATATCGTCATTTAAAGAACTTACCTCATTCTTATACTCTTCTTCAACTTCTGATGCTTCATTTATTATTTTTTTCTCATATTTACCAAAATTCATTGATTTTTTTAGTTTATCATAGTGTGCTAATGCTAAAGGTTTTCCATATTTACGTGAACTACTACCGCCTTTTTTCATATCGTGAGCTCCCAATGGGTCTCTACCTCTTGCACCACTATCTTTTCCATATTTACCACCTTCTTTCGGTCGTCCTGCACCGTCCCAACCTCCAGGTGGTGAACCACCTTCAGGACCCAAATCATTTAATTCATGACCTGTTCTACCCATTGCTAAATCAGATGGTGATCCTACTGATTGTCCACTTTCTGCTGGGTCATTACCTTCAGTCTCAATTTGATCTCTTCTATATTTAGTTCTGTAATCTAAAACCTTCTGTTTATCCATTTCTACAATTTCTTCTTCTGTAAATCCATAAATATTTTTATAAACCCATTCTGATGAAACGATACCGTTACTAATCATATCTGTAGCTAAAGAAGTTTTCTTGTCCCATAATTCAAGTTTTTCTTCTTCATAAATAGTAGATGGATTCGTTAATTCTAATTCAAAATTAACTAAATCTGCGTCTGTATATCCTTGTGCGTACAAATGAACTATAGCTATCTTTGTTAATTCAGATAAAGTTATTCGTTGAACTCTTTCAATAGTACGAGCAAATCTAACATCCTCTGCTGCTAATGTTGCTTTTGAACCTACTTCCTCTTCATATCCAAGAAATGCTTTAGGAATACGAAGTGAAGATAATAATTTATTTTTCAAATATTCAATGTCTTCTGTTGCTTCATAAGTTAATCCAGGTAGTGAATCTATACTTGTTCCACTATCACCACCACGAACTGGTAAGAAGAAATCTTCAGTAATATTTTGCATGTTATATTTTAAATTGTAATCACCTGTTCCTTCTTCTACAACTGGAGCCTTTTTCATTTTATTTACAATTTTTTGCATATAGTTATCAACTTCTGCAGGTGGAATATTACCAATATCAATTTTAAAAATTCTTTTTTCAGGTGCTCTCATAATTCTATGAATTAACATAGCGTCTTCCATAAGAGTTAACTGTTTCCAAATTTTACGACCACCTTCAACTTGTGATTTACCGTATGGGAGATAATTAGAATCAGATAGTAATCTAAAATGAGCTACTTCATAATTTTCTAACTCTTCTCTCGTACTTGACTGTTCAGATTTATATCTATGTTGAGATGTCATAGCTTCTATTAAAAATTTAACATACTCAGGATTTTCTGGATCCAGTCCTTCTAATCTTGACACATCATAAACTGATAATGGGACTACATTAGTAATACCATATTTTTCATCAATTTCTAATTTTAAAAAGAAATCACCATATTTACACATATTACGAACCCAAGGCCAAAGATTAAATTCAATGTTAATAATATCATAAAATAAATTATGTAATATTTCTTTAATTTGATTGTTATCTGTTTTAATTTCTAAAACTTCTCCATACTCAGATTTCATTGTAGACTCATCTGCGTAAATATCAAGTGCAGAAGAAATAATTGCGTCATTATCCATTGATTCATAATCTTTAAACAAATTCAACCTCATTGACTTCGTTAACATCGAATCTGAATAACCACTCAAACCTGATCCTGTGAATATTTTTTGATATCTATCAATAAGATTGCTTCTTGCTGTAGATTGTGTTCGACTCGTATCGGCAACTTTTAAACGTTTACCTCCTACATTTCTAACAATTACATTTGTTGAAAATAGTCTTCGTAATCTACTTCTTAATGTTGTATCAGCCATTTTTACCTCTTTAGTTTATTAACCATTCTAACGATTCTTGTTCTTTATTTACATCCATAACCCAAGAATCATTTTGATTATCCATTGGTGTATAAGCGCCTTGATTTGAATTAATACCGCTTACAGCTTTCTTTTGTAATTCAATACCTTCAGCTCGTAATCTAAGAGCAGTTTCTCTAATCCACAAACCCATTGCATAAGACATAACTAAATCATCGTTATAGCCTCTCATAGCTTCTGCTCTATTACCATTATAAATAAATACAAATAATTCATCAATAAGTCTCTGTGAATGTACTATTGATAACTTCTCTCTAAAAAATTCTTCTAATTTAGCTATAACTAACGGTCTTGTTTTCTGTGTTAAAGTAAATCCTGGTATTATTTGTTTTTCCATTCTATTAATTTTATTATTTATTTGTTTATGTGTATCCACATATCGTAAATCTTTTGACATATAAAATAAATTCTCATATTCTCTGTCAATTACTTGTTGTATAGCAGCCCAACCAATATTATTATTTTCAATTACTAACAATGCATTGTTATATTCTATTGCCATATTTACTAATAAGTTACCATAATCTCTTGTACTTAAACGACCTTTATATTCTGCTACTTGTTCTACGCTTTCTAATTCAAGTATATGAAATGCCGAATAATCTGTTGCATCTCCTCTACTAACATCTGCACATATTATATAATCTTTTGTATAATTAGCTGGTTCCCATATCCATACATTACTATCAATACCCCGTTTTTCAACTGGGTCTTTAATTTGTGTAGTTCTGTATTCTTCTAAAATAAGACCGTCAATTACTGATTGTCCAGAAGTGATAAAATCACAATCACATTCTTGAGCGGCTAATGTAGGCCCTAACAATTTATCTTGTTCATCTCTCCAGTCTTGTAGTCTCTCAGGATGAGATGTCCAGTGTAACTTTATAAACTTAAAATCATTTAAACCATCTTCTGCGTCCATCCAAGTTCTATGGAACCAATTACCAACACCATTCGGTGTAGATAGTGCTATACATTGACCACCAGTTGCAAGAGTACTTTGTGCAGCAGTCCATATTATATCTATTTTTTCAATAAATGCGGCCTCATCAAGTATCAATAATGACAGTGCTTCTGAACGACCTGCATCTTCAG